CGCCTATAATCGCATTGATTGGCGTTTTAACAACATATAGCATTCCTTGGAAGATATTCTTAATGATGTTCTTTACATTCTCAAATGCAGCCTTCCAATTGCCTGTGAATACGTTCTTGATGAAATCAATAATGTTTGAAAAAATGTTTTTCAATAATTGAATCTGATCTTTAACATATGTAACCGCGACATTAACAACATTCGAAACGATTTTTGCAACTGTTTCAAATGAGTTTTGCAATTTTGCAAGAACAACTTCAACTAAAACTGTTATAACTTTCGTTAAAGGCGGCAAAACCGCGTTCAATAATTGCATTAATGGCGTGATCAATGTCATGCACGCTTGAATAATTGGATTTAACAAATTAATAATTGGCTGCAACAATGGCAATAGCGAAGTGATTAACTGAATCAAGATCGGAAGAATCATATTCACGATTTCCATTATTGGCGGCAGCAACATATTTACCAAATCAATGAAGATTGGAAGAATTGCTTCAACAATTTGTGTTATAAAAGGAATCAATGTTGTTAATAATGAAATTAATGTCGGCAAAAATGCATGGATAATCTCGCTAATCTGCGGAAGAAGCGTTGTTATTAATGACATTAACGGCGGCAACAGGCTTGCAAATAATTCTGTAACAATTGGCGTAATTTCTGCAATCAAACCTTCAATCATTGGCATATTGTCTTGAATCAATTGAACAACTTGCGTAATTAGCGGAATGAGTGCGTTTCCAAGAGGAAGAAGCATCGTTTCAAAATTACGCTTTAAGCCTTCAAGCATGCTTCCTAAATCATCGTATTTAATATTGTTAATTTCGGATAATGAATCCTTTGTGTTGCTAATTGCGCCTTCTGTGTCTAAAAGTGCCGAAATAGCATCTTCGCCAAGATCTTCCCACATTGTACCCATCATTTTTTGTCCAAGAAGATAGCGTTCATTTTCATTTTCAACGCTCTGCAGCGCGGCAAGAATTTCTTTCGTTGCTTCCTGTGCAGATTCTCCGCCGGCGGCATATTTTGCATTCACTTCATCAACATTAAAACCAAGCGTTTCCAATGCTTCATTTGCCGTTCCGTCTTTTAATCGAATATTAAATTCTTTTACCGCATCGCCTAATTTGTCAATGCTCCATGTTCCGGATTCTGCGCCGTTTGCAAGCATATTTAACATATCTTCCGCGCCATATCCCATTTGCGCAAACTGAACTGAATATTCGTTTAACGTATCAAGAAGATCGCCATTTTGGTTCAATCCCTTCTGCGCGCCCTGTGCAATCAAATTATAGGCTTCTTCGCCGGATATTCCGAACTGATCCATTAAAGAATTTGCAGTGCGTACGCTTTCCGCAACATCAAATTCAAATGTATCGCGAAGCATAAGGGCGTTTTGTGTCATTGTTTCCAATTCGTCCGCGCCCATTCCATCGCCCATAATCTTTTTTACTTCGCCCATTGATGCGGCAATATCTTCAAATGATTCGCCAAAATTATTGTTGTAAATATTAAGCATTGCATCTTCATATTCGCCCAATTTATCAACCGCCGTTCCGGTTGCTGCTGCGAAACCATTCATTGCCGAATCAACATCCGATGAAACATTAACGGCTGCCGTTCCAATGGCAACGGCTGCCGTTCCTGCAGCGGTTGCAATGCCTGCCGCCCATTTCCCGGCGGTTGTGATGCCATTAACAAATGATTCCGATAATTTACTTGATTTTTCTTCTGTTCTTGAAATGCTCTGTTCTGCTTCCGCCGAATCAACGAAAATTGAACCCATTAAAGAAAATATTGATAATGCCATCGCTGCACCGCCTTTTATTTAAACTTCTTTTTAATTTCTTCAAGTTCTGCCATGCATTCGGCAACCGGGCGTTTGTCAATGTTTCTTCCGGTTATCTTGTCAACGTAAGAATCAAATGAAACATAAGTTTCTGTTGTCATGTGTGGAAGTTGAACAACCCATTGCAAGAAGAAGCGATTTTCCTGTTCTTTTTCTCGCGCCTTTGCAATGATTCTTCCTGCCGTTTCAAGATCTGAATGCATGATATATTCCAAATTCCCGTATCTGTGTAGCAATAAATCGATTATTTCTTCTTCATCAATTTCGCTACATAGTCGAAAAAACTTTTCCATTCCTCAATGTTTGCAACCTGTTCCAATTTCTTGAATAATTCAATTGGTTTCATTTTGCGAACTTCTTCCCATTCGCATTCGAAAAGTTCTGCAATGAATTTATAGATTTCAATTTCTGCGTTTTCTTCGGTTGCTTTTTCTAAAATTCCAAACATCAAATCGAAGCCCATATCAAAGCGAACTCTTTTGCCTTTGTTTTCTTCTGCTTCTTTCGCTACCGCTTTAATTTCTTCGCGTACTCCGATTTTCTTTAATAATCTTGCTGCCGCAAAAACATCATGTGTTTCTAAATTTCTCATTTTTCTACCTCCGACAATTAAATAAAAAGGATCGGCGCGAAGCCGATCCCTTTCGTGTTATTATGTTTGCTATTCTGTAACTTCGTGCATTGCAGGATATAATGCTGCAAGTGATGTAAGCATCGTTAATACGTTCATTGATAATTTTGCACGTTCTGTGTCAATTACAACGCGATCTTTAACGGATCCTTTATCCCCATCCGCTGCAATGTCGCGGAACTCTCTTTCAACAACGAATTTTCCGCCACCTCTGCAAAGTCCAATTTCAACATCATCGATTGCGAATACACCTAAACCAAGCAAAATTTCGTTTGCTCCGGTTGTCATTTCGCCGTCAATTTCAATCTTCCAAGGGCTAGTTGTTGTTTCATCCGCCTGCGTATCTGTGTTGTTATAACATGCTTCGAATTCGATAGCCGGAACAACTTCATCTTTTTCCGCAAGTGTCCAATCAATATTGCCTTTGTTGATTGCATTTTCTAATGTGATTTTGCAGGCTTTTCCGCCTTTTGTTTTTCCTGTCCATGTAAGAACATGAAAATCTGTGCTTGCGATATTGCCGCCGTTGCCTGTAATAGTCTTGATTGCCATCGCTTAACCTCCTATGTAGTAATTTTGGATTTGAAATTTTAATTGTCTGCGAATTAATGTTTTATCTTCATCGTCAATTGGTTTTCTGCTAATGCGATAAAATGTCGGAAGAACTTCTTCGCCCGGCAAATTTGCAGCATTGAACATTGCTTCGATCTGATCCGCCTTTTCTTCAATTGGGGAAGTGTCTTTGCCTTTTCCCCAAATGTCAATAATTAGAATCAAATCATCGCGGTTAATATCGCCAAGATCGATTGATTCAAAATCATAAACCGCATGCGGAAATGTTGCTTTTGCATCCGCAATGCGATAATAACTGTTTATGATTGTATTTATTTTTTCGTGGATAATCTCTCTTAAAGCAATTGTTTTACTCATCCGCTCCGCCCTCATAATCTTCTTCGCTTATTAAGGATAATGCCCGCGCTTCATCCTCTAAAGCGGAAAGATATTGACTTTCGATTTCAATAATTTTTGCAATGTTATCTTGTACGGCATGCGTTAATAATGCATGCTTTGTTGTTTTGGATGTTCCTAATTCTTGATAACCGCCGTAAAATCCGTTCGGTTTCATTCCGACTTGTAGTTCAATATCTTTTTGCTTGTACTTAACCCAATATTGCGTATATTTTCCCACTCTGCCGGAATGCTTCTTGAATCGGTCATAAAAAGCAATGCGGAATTGTTTGCATACATACTTGCCAACATCGCGCAATGCTGCGCGTGTTAGTTCTCGGATCGTATAGTTGACACGATCAACGCTTTGTGTATATGTAACATTTCCATCTTTGCTAATCTTTGTTATGCTCTTCGGAATCGCCATCGTTTACAACCTCCATACGAACGCCGCCATAGCATACAATTTCAATTTCGTTTTGCTCCGTTGTAAAAGTTCTTAAAACCTTATAGCGGAAGCCCTTATAAATAACTTCTTCTTGATTTTCATAATCAAGATAATCTGCAAGCACAAATTTGATTTCCGGCTTTAAGCCTTGCGCCTGCGCTTGATAAAATTCCGTTTGCCCGATGCTTTTCAATCTTGCGAATCGCATTGTTTTTATTGGAACTTCAATCAGATCTCCGACTTTGTTCGTTATGTGCTGCGTTGATAACAAATAAATAACTTCGTTATACATTTGGATCCTCGCTTCCTGTGATATTTTCGTTGATATAAGATTCGCATAAACTCATTGCATCACGAAGTTTTTCATATGCTTTGTTGTACTGTTCGCCTTTGCCTTGGAAATTGTTCTGCCATTTGCAATACAGTTCCGCCGCCTTGACAATCAAAGGATCTTCGGAAGTATTAACCGCAACGGATTCATGGATTCCCACGCGCTTTAAATCAAGCATGCAAACATCAATATTAAATTGAATATCGTTATCAATGGCATTGTGAAAAATTCTCATTGATAATTTAATTTTTTCAAGCATATTTAAACCTCCATTTTATAGAATAACGGCGGCAGGTTGTCGGAGAAACCATGCGCCGCCGTATCTAACATTGTTTACGCGGTTGCTTTTGCAATCTTAACGAATGCTTCTACCGCCTGCACCTTGCCATCGAAAATTGCACATCCTAAGAAATCATATGCATTTTCTCTAGCAACGAACTGTGATGTAACATTAACATCTTCCTGTAAGTTTCCGATATAACCAAGATAGCAATCGCCAAGGAATGCTTCGTGTGCTGCTACGCGCTCATCGAAATTAACAACCTTGCCCATGATGCGATATACGCCGTTTTCTTCTGTGACAACATTGTTTTTGCTCTTGTTCATTAATGGATGGAAATCTGCAAAGAAGGTTGATGAACTCATGTACCATTCCGCGTTTGCGAAATATCCGGCATTCATAAGTGCAACAACGCTTGTAACATTTGCTTCGCTTAAAGCAGCATCTTTTGCAACTGTAATAGAGTTTGTTGCGCTCCATGTAATTGCATTGATTCCCTGTGCTTCGCCTGTTCCTGTTCCGTTGAAAATAAGTGCGCCGATTTTGTCAGAAACTTTTCTTGCAATCTTATTTACAAGCCATGTTTCAAATGCATCGATGGACATTGTTTCAACAGATTTTGAAACTGTAACAAGTTTTGTGATTTCAAATCCTGCAAGTGTAACTTTAACTAATGTGTCTTTGTCTGCGGTAATGGCTGCACCTTCTGCATGCTTCTGTGCATCTGCGGTTGTTCCTTCTGCAGGAAGTGTTACAGATCCTTTAATATGCAGCAACTCAATCTTGTTAAGAATTGGGCAATATTCTTTTACTTTGTCAATGATTTTGTTTACTGTGGTTGTTGGAACGGCTGCGCCAACGCTATTTGAAACAGTTGTTAATGCTCTCTGTTCCACTTCGTTTAATTCAAGCCCGCGAATGTTTTTTAACCACGCATTGCGATATTCCATTGATACCGCATCAATTGTTCTTTCTTCCATGTCTTTCTTTCCTCCGTCAAATAAATTTGGTGTAACATCAACGCCTAATGTTCTTCCTTCTGCAATCGCCTTTTCAAGCGATGCGCGTTTTTCTGCAGCATTTAAAATGCTTGTTCTTTCGTCTTTTAATGAACGAACTTCCGCTTCCATTTTGTCAAGATCGGCTTCGGTCATTGCTTCAATGCTTTCGGAATTTAATTCCTTTTCGATCTCTGCAAGTCTTGTTTCAATTGTTTCAAGTCTTGTCATTTTGATACCTCCATAAGTAATTTAATTCTTTTGATTTTATTCTTGCGCTTTTGAATCTCCTTCATAAAATCGCCAATCGCTCCGTTGGCGAAATTTCGCGCTTGAATTTCTGTATCGTTATTCGCCGGAATTGAAACGGCGGATACATCATAAATTTTTTTGATGCGATGATGCTTGATTGTGATATCGCTTGCGGTTTCAACAACTTCTAATGTCTTATAGTCCGGCATAAAGCCCCATGACATTTTGTTTACATTGCCGCATTGAATATCTTCAAACATGCTGCGCGCTGCGGATGTTTTAGATAAATCCGCGCAAATAAATAAGCCGATGGAATCCGGCTCAACTGTAAGCGTATGATTTGACAATCTCGCATAAACTTTCCCGGCGTGATCGTACTGAAAAATAATATCCGACATGTCGCAATCGCGGAAACATTCCGGAAGAAACTGTTCGTAAATCGGTTTTGTTTCATCATCAAACAGTAAATATCTTTCGAACTTTGTTGCATAGCCTTCAACATAGCAATCCGAATCGAATTTGTTTTTCTTTTCGCCCGGATCCGGTGTTTCAAAAGGCAATGTTCTATACTGTCTATCACTCAACATTGGCATTTTTGCTTTCCTCCTGTTCTGTCTTTTCTTTTGGTTCTGTCTGTTCATAATGAACGTATGCATCATTTGGTTCTTGCTCATATTCGGCAAGTCCATATTCTTTACGGATATATCTCTGATCGCCGATTTCTCCGATTGATGCCATATTAAAGATTTCTAAGCCTTGATTATGCGTTAAAAATCCTCGGTCAAATAACTGTGTAACGATGCTTAATTTTTCGCTATTGGATGCATATTGCAGGCGGTTCGCCGTAAACATGATTTCATTTCCAAATGCAACTTGATGCGGCGTGAATGTCATGTTCGTATGAACAAGCGATGCTTCAATTGCAAATGGTTCAATCTTGCCTTCGTAATATGCATTCCATTTCTCGGAATTGAATTTATTTTGAATGATATCTTCATTCGTTCCGAAGTAGTTGAATACATTTTCTTTAATCTGCTCCATCTGCGCGGAATCAACTGTATATTGATTCATTTGCAACTGTTTCACATCATCATATTTCGCATCAATAAGCATAACGCCGCCGGCATTGGCTGCATTGAAGTTTGAAGCAATGAATCGCGTTCTTTCCGCTTCCAAATCTTCCGGCTTTAACACTTGCCCAATCTTTGCAAGGAAACGAAGCGTTGCGGAATTCTTAACGCCTTCAATAATTCCTTGATTATTTGTGTTTATTAATTCCAAAGTAGGATATAAACATCGGTTGCTTTCGCCAAATAATTCGTTCTTATATTGGAACTGATTCATGATTCCGGCATCATCCAAGCGAAACGCGCCAAAATTGCCCGGCTCAAATTCATAACGAATGTATTTTACTCCGTCAACATCAACAATCTTTGCTTTTGGCATGGCAAGCGGATAATATCCGATAACCTTTTCATATGAAGCATCAAATAATGGTGCAATAATTGCGTTGTTGTCCACCATATAAGCCGTTGCAAGGCGATACAAATATTTTTTTGTGTCCATCAATGCGTTTGGCTTGTATTGAAGCGTTCTTGCCAATGCTTGATTGCCGCTGCCTTTTACTTCCGGCTTTAACTTCGAACAATGCGTTGCGAATGAATGGATTGCCGCTCGTGTCAATTCCATTTCATAAATCGAACCTTCGAATGTTGTGAAAGTAGGCGTGTATGCGGTTAATGTTTGAAAATAACTTTCAACCTTGCTTTCGATTTTCTCTTTTTTCCTAATAGAATCAAATAAGCCCATTTTATTTACCTCGATTTAGATTTACATATTGATCGCGCTTGTCCTGCAATACTTTAAATGCATCAAGTAATGCTGCAACGCCATCAATTCGCTTCCTTGAATCCAAGCCCTTTACAGGCTGAATATTTCCGTTTGTGTCCGTCTTAACTTCTGTGTTAATCAAACACCATTTCATAACCGGATTGTTATCATAAATGATTCGCTTTGCTTTGAAATCCGCTGCAAGATTCTTCATCGGATCCGAAAGCGTAAGCGTTCCTTGACGAACAGGGAACATTGAATTTTTACCAAATTCCGATTTAAAATCGCGAAGCAATTCATCGGAAATATGCCAAGGATCATAGCCGAAAAATGAAGTGTAAATGTTGTGCTGCTCCCGAAGTTCTTGAAACCATTCAAGAAAGATTCGCTTGTCGCATTTGTTTCCCGGACATGTGCGCATATATCCCTGATCAATCCATAATCTATACGGCACGTTGTCGCGTTCTCGTCTGTTTCCGGTTTTGTCAAGTTCATCAATAACGCTTTGCGGAATCCAAAACATCGATTTAACATAAACATTTTCATCATTCGGGCGTTGGAAGATTGCAACGGCTGCATTCAAGTCGATAGAATCCGCCGCATCAAATCCGCCGATAGCATAATCAAATTCGCTAATGTCGAATTTCTCTTCGTTGTTAAGATCTTCGAAGCGAAGCCATGCAGATTCCGCCGTTTGCTTCATGTTAAAATCTTTAACCATTACTGTCGGCTTGAAGGATGGATCGTCCTTTGCTTTTTGCACCATTTGGCGAAGATAATCGCGGCTTTTAATTGTTCCAAGCCCGGGATTTGCTTTTTCCCAACAATCTTCTTTATCCCATTCATCAACGGAATCTAATTCATAAATAAAAGGCAAGAAGCGTTTGTTTTCCGCCTTGCCTTCTAAAATGTTTTTTGCATAATCATATTGCGCATCAAAAATCCCTTCGCGAACGAAACCATTCGTTGAAATGGTAAATAAAAGCGGTTGTTGTCTTGCGCCCATCGCCTGCTTTACTAAATCATACAAATCGCGGTTCTTGATTGCTGCCAATTCATCGATTGTTGCGCAATGAACATCCAAACCATCAAGCGAAGAAGTATTGCTTGCAAGTGCTTTTATAAATCCAAAGTTTAAAGGGAAGTAAAGATCGCTTGCCCTTTTCTTGACATGCTTTGAAAGCAACGGCGATTGACGAATCATTTTATGCGCTGCATTGAATCCAAGCATTGCTTGTTCGCGCTGCGTTGCAATGTTATATATCTGCGGCGAACCTTCGCCATCGTTTACAAGCATATCGATTTCAACGGCTGCCGTTTCTGTTGTCTTTCCGTTTTTACGCCCTTCAATAATCAAGCATTCGTTGTATTGCCGCAAATTGTTATCATCAACAAAACCGAATACGGCTTGCAATCTTGCCTTTTGAAAAAGTTCTAATTGCAAGGGCGTTCCAATCTTTCCGGTTGGTTGTTTGCAAAACTTTTCAATAAAATCTATATGTTTTTTTGCAATTTCATAATCAAAATGAAATTCCTGCGGCGATGCATATTGATTCAATAACATATCTGCAATGCGCTTCATTTTTTCGCATGCAACAATTCTTCCATCAACGATGGATCCGAAATATAATTCGAATTCTGTCAATGTGATTTACCGCTAATAAACTCAAGTAATTCATCGCCACCGCTTGCGCCGCCATCCGGTAAAAGATCAACTAATTGTTTCACAACGCTTGTATAATTTTTAATCATTGTGTTATAGATTTCCACTTCCGAACACTTCTTCACGCCGCATTGGTTCGCGCCATTTTGATATTCTTCCGTAAAACCTTTTTCGTTGATAATCTCTTGTAATTTGTCAAGCGATTCTGCCATAAATGCAGCATTTGCAATTAGTTTTTCAACAGTTTTCTGTTTCTGCGGTTCTATGTCTTTAAAAATCTTTTTAAGTTTTGTTAACTCTTTCGATTTCCTTTTAACTTCTCCCATGTTTTTATTTCCTCCGACATGTCGCGCTAACTACACCCCCCTCGCATGTGTCGCGCGTTATAATTTGGG